AAGCTTGCAGAACCACTCCACGCAGAACCTACGCAAGAAAACAAAAACTTGTTTGCAGCGTTTAAGCGCTGAGAAAGGAAATCAACGAATGAAGAATCTTGACACACTCAAAGAAAAGAAAACCGCCATACTCCAGAAAATTGGAGAAGCAATTAAGTCCGGCAGCCCCGAGGACTTCAACCAGTCACTTGACGAGCTGTCGGTGTTCATCCAGGAGTCAGTTATCGATGAAGCCCGCGGCATGGTAGAAGCTGCAGACGCAACCGTTCTGGCAGGCCGTGGCGCTCGCCAACTTACATCTTCCGAAAACAAATACTTCCAGAGCGTCATTGACGCGATGAAGTCCAGCAACCCTCAGCAGGCGCTTTCCGATATTACCGACGTGATGCCGAAAACCGTTATCGACGCTGTATTCGAGGATCTCGTTGCTGAACATCCGCTTTTGAATGTCATCGACTTCCAGAACACTTCTGGCCTGATCGAGTATCTCGTCAACACGAACGGCGTTGAGCTCGCAACATGGGGGATCCTCACTTCTGCCATCGTCACCGAACTGACCGGCGGATTCAAGAAAATTAACCTCAGTTTGAACAAGCTCTCTGCATTCCTGCCTGTCGCAAAATCCATGCTCGACCTTGGACCCGCGTACATGGATAGGTTTGTCCGCGTTACTTTGGGTGAAGCCCTCGCCTATGGCCTTGAAAAAGGCATCATTGACGGTACCGGCAAGAACCAGCCCATAGGCATGAACCGTCAGGTTGGCACTGGAGTTGTCGTTACTGATGGAGTATATCCCCTCAAGGCAGCTGTTGCCATTACGACACTTGACCCCGCGACATACGCGACCTTGCTGGCTACCCTGACTTCAGGACCTAACAGCAAATCTCGCAAAGTGGACAGAATTGCGCTCATCGTAAACCCTGTCGATTATGTTGGTAAGATTTTCCCCGCTACAACCATTCGCGGCGCTGACGGCAGATTCATTAACGACGTGTTTCCCTTCCCCACGGATGTATACCAGTCTGTCGAAGTTCCGTCCGGAAAGGCTATCTTCGGCCTGCCTAAGCGTTACTTTATGGGCGTTGGTACAGCGAAGTCCGGCAAGATCGAATACTCTGACGAGTACAAGTTCCTCGAGGACGAGCGCGTTTATCTCGTAAAGCTCTACGGTCACGGACTGCCTCTCGACAACAACGCTTTCATCTATCTCGACATTTCCGGCCTGACCGCTCCGACCGCCGAAGTCAAGATCACGAACTTCAGCGAAACATCCAATGACGCCCGCCTGTCCAGCTTGAAGGTCGGCGCACTGGTACTCTCTCCAGCATTCAACAAGTCGACCATGAGCTATACTGCAGCAACGACCGATGCAACCAACACAATCACGGCAGTAGCGATGGATGGTGAAGCTACCATCACAATTAAGAACGGCGTGACAACCGTTGCAAACGGCGCTCCCGCAACATGGACCGCCGGGGCAAACACTGTGACCGTTGACGTTGAAATCGGCGGAGAGACCGAGACCTACACCGTAATCGTTACTAAATCATAAGGGGGTGTGACGGATGGCGGCACTACCTACTGGACTGCTTGAGGCCGTCCGAAACTACCTAGACATATCGTGGACGGATAGCGCCGGAGATGAAAAACTCTCCGGCATTATCTTTAGAGGCATGAAATACATCGACAAAGCCGCTGGCGCTACACAGGTCTACACGGTTGAAGACAAGCCTCGTGAACTGCTGATGGATTACTGCCGATACGCACGGTCGAACGCACTCGATGTATTCCATGCCAACTATCTGCATGAGCTGATAGCCCTGCAGAACGATGTGGAGGTGACGGCTTATATTGCAGCCCAAAATCCAGTCGTTTAACGATGGAGTTGTTAAAGTTTATGGCATCACAAACACGGCGGCCGATGGGAATATGCCCACCGAGGGAATAACCCTCAAGCAGACATTGCGATACCACGAGCGCACTGTTGGGCTTACACGATACTTCGCTGCGCTGCAAGCCAACATAAAGGTTCAATACGTCTTGCGCTGTCCGCGTCTTCGTGACGTTTCGGCGCAGGACGTTGCCATACCCAACGACGGCAGGCAGTATCGGATTGTACAAGTGCAGTATCCCGAGAATGTTGACCCACCCGTTATGGACTTAACTCTTGAGGAGGTGGTGACAGAATATGCCATTGTCTGATATCCAATCGGCTCTCCGCACTGTTGGTGTTCCTATTCATCACTACCTTGCAGCAAAGGTGGCCGACAAATATATCGTTTGGGCAGAAGATGGAGAAGCCGACAGCGAATGGGCTGATAACAAAAAGCAACTGCAAGTGTTGACCGGGACAATTGATTATTTCACAAAGATGGAATACGACCCAAACATCAGTAAGATTCAGGAAGCATTAAATGACGCTGAAATTTCATGGAAGCTGAATTCGGTGCAGTACGAGGAACTCACGAAGTACATTCATTATGAATGGGCTTTAGAGGTGGTTTGATGGCAACTATCTCTTTTAAAGACGGAAGCGAGTACGCCTTAAAGTTGTCGAGGCTCGGTTCTGGTTCTGATGTAGTTGCAAAGAAAGCCATATATAAAGGGGCAAAGGTCGTAGCTGACAAAATCAGAGCAAACCTTGAGGCGGTAGTTTCGGCGGACGCAACAGGAGAGCTTGCGGCTTCACTCGGCGTAACGCCAATGAAGCAGGACTCCGACGGCAACTGGAATGTAAAAATCGGCTTTGACGGATACGACAAAAGCGGTGTTCCTAATCAGCTCAAGGCGAGAGTTCTTGAAAGCGGCAGCAGCAAACAACCAAAGCGTCCGTTTGTGCGTCCGGCCGTGAACTCTACCAAAGCTAAAGCCTTGGATGAGATGAAAAAAACAATAGACGAAGAAACTCAAAAAATCATGGGAGGTAATTAAATGGCGAAATTAGGACTTAAATATCCTGTATATGCAATCGCGACAGAAACCACATCAGCGATTAGTTACGCAGGCGGCACCGTTCTCGCAAAAGCGATATCCGCAAAACTGGCAATCAGCTCCAATGACGAGAAATGTTATGCAGACGATGGCGTTGCAGAAATTGACAAGAGCTTTTCAAGCGGATCCGTGACAATCGGCATTGATGATTTGTACGACGCGGCCAAGGTCGCACTGCTCGGCTACATAGAGGGTTCAATTATCGATGTAAGCGCAGGCACAAAGGAGCTGAAGGCGGCAGGCAGCGCAACACTTCCCTATGTCGGATTCGGATTTTATTCCAAAGTCAGACGCGGTGGCGTTGATAAGTGGAGAGCAATCTGGCTTAAAAAGGTTCAATTTGGTGAGCCATCTGATGAGTTTGAAACCAAGGGAGAAAAGACGACCTTCAAGACTCCCGAACTTGAGGGAACTATCATGGTTGCCGTCGATGGCTACTGGAAAGAGGAAGGCACGTTTGACACCGAAGCAGAAGCGGTGACATACCTCAACGGGAAAGCAGGCATCACAACCTCCGTTTCCAACAACATTACCACACTAACCGCAACAGGCGGCACTCTCGCGCCAGTGTTTGCGGCGGCTACACGTAACTACGCTTGCGCTTGCACAGCAAACCTTGTGCTCACCGCTACGTTTGCAGCTGGCACAGCAAAGGTCTACGTCGATGGCGTTTACAACCAGGCACTCTCAACAACCGCTGCAAGCACAGCGATTGCGCTCGTTGTAGGTGACAGCAAACTTGTACAGATCATCGTACAGGAGAGCGGCAAAACGCCTGTTACCTATCAGATCATGGCTACGCGCTAATAGCCGACAAATGGGGCGAGGAAACTCGCCCCATAGTTTTAGGAGGACGACATGAGCGACATCAATCCTCAAGCCAGCAAAATTAAATTAGGCGAAAATGAATATGGCGTGATTTTTACAATCAAAGCCATTGACGATATACAGGAACACTTTAATATTTCAATTTCAGACTTTTCAGAATTGTTCGTAAATAGCGAAGACCCAAAGGCAAATTTATGCTATGTCCTCGCGCTTATTATAAATGAAACCGCAGAAAGTCAAATAATAGATGAAAAAATTATTGACGAATTGATAAACGAAGAAAACGCAATGAGCACGGCGAAGTTTGTTTTTGCGGCGTTTTCCAGCTCGTTGCCCGAATCAAACTCCGACGGAACAAGTGGAGAAGAA